CTGGGGTTGGGACGCTATTGAGCGTATTGAGAATCGTCGACTATCCGACGCTCTAATCCCAGAAAGAGATAAACCACTCCGCTGGTTCCAGAAACTAATCCTGCTCCGCGCTCTCGAGTACGACGACCAGCACGAACTGGTGTGGCGAAATGTGATCGTGAGTACCAGTCGCCAGGTAGGTAAGAGCGTCCTGCTCAGAGAATTGGCTATTGACTGGTTTACGAATCAATACAAGACATTCGGAGAGGCGCAACTGGTCCTCCACACTGGTCGTGACGTTCCTATCGTCAGCGAGGTGTTCAAGCCCGCTATCCCTGCGCTCGCTCTCGATCCTCAGTACAAGATATCCCTGGGACGAGGCTCTGAGCAGGTAGAACGTCGTGACGGTATGGGGAGATGGGTGATCCGCGCCAGTAGAGGCGTGTACGGCTACTCAGCAACCCTGGGTCTGGTTGACGAGGCTTGGGACTGTGATCCCGTAACGATATCGGCGGGGCTTGTCAAAACGATGGCTGCCAGGAGAAATGCTCAGTTATGGCTATTCTCGACGAGTCACCATATGGCGACTCGATTGATGTTGGACTACCGACACGAGGCTGCATCGTCCCTGGACGATCCGCAGCACACGCTGATCCTAGAGTGGTCCGCGGTCCCGACGGACGATCCCACTGACCCGAAGGTCTGGGCGTCTGTTGGACCGTACTGGGACGCTCTCAGGGAGCGCAGCATGTCTCAGGACAAGGCTGCTACCGACTTCCAGCAACAGTGGCTGAACGTATGGCGGTACTACGATCCCGCCGCGACTGATCCCGCTGCATATCACCCGCTCGTCAACAACCGTACGTTCGATGAACTACAACTCGACTCCATGCCACAACCCCCTATCCCTGGAACACAAGTTATCGCTGCTATCGAATCAATACCTGGGACACAGACAGCCTTTGTGGTGACGTATCCCGCACCAGATGGGACGATCACGGTTCATGCCAGACTGGTTCCCAGCATGAAAGCCGCCTATGCAGAGTTCGCCAAGTTCCCAGAGGAATCCCGGAAACTGTTGATCGGGGCGTCATTCATGAATGATCCAGAGGCGCAGAACTTTATGGCGGAACCGCGACGGTCCAGCGATACTGCGACCGCGCTCACGGTGCTCTCAGAGATGACGAACGCTCACGGCTATCGCTGGTACGGTAAGGAGTTCGGAGATCAGGTTCGTTCGTATGCAATATCCGCAGCCAGTGCTTATGCACGATCTCCGTCACTAACTCATTTGGCACGAGCAGCAGCCTGGGCACTGACGGATCAACAATGGGGATCAATGCCAGAGAGTCAAATATGGTGACACTTCTGTCTACTCAGGTAGACACTACTCACGCATCAGTGCCCAGACCAGTAGGACCAGTCCAGCACCCAGCAGCACACCGCTGGCACCGTACGCGATGTATCCCTCTGTGCTGTTCACCAACTTCAGGGAACCAGCGAGGATCAGGATTACCCCTAATAACGTCGGGGACCAATCCCTCCAGAAATTCATTGCACTCCCATACAGAATGGTTGCAAACATGATAACCTACATTGAGGACTTATGTCTCAAAGTTAGTAGAATCCCACTATGGACTTAGGTGCCCTGGCGACGAACACCGCCAAGCAGATACGGTCAGCGTACGAGAGAACCACGGGGAACTTCTTAGTCAACACTCCCGATGGTTTCCCATCTGCGTACAACGCTGTACCACCTCCGTATGTCTGGTGGACGGGATCGGATACATGGCGGGGCGTCCTGGGACATGGAGCCGCTGGAATCCCAGCCGTTACCAGAGCAGAAAACATTATCGTTGGGACACTTTCCAACTTGCCGTGGATCGTCATTTCAGAGATCGCACTGGACCAGACGTTCCCGTTGAAGGATCAGGTCGAACTCCCAAGTCCCAGGTGGCTGGTCGATCCGACAATGCTCAGACCTGACGCTAGGGTTGGCGAGTCGATATCAGCAGCAACACACCGAATAGCCAGACCATTGTTCTGGGGACAGTGGATTAGGTCAGCCTTACTTTATGGGATGGGCTACGTCATCTTTCAGGAGAATGAAGCCCCTCCGCATCCTCCTAAACCTGGGACATTCCGTGTGCTCAACCCGCATCATGTTGACGCCTATCAGGCTGAGGACGGCTGGGTAGGGCGTCGGATCGGGGGAGAGGTAGACACAGATCGTGACGGCTACTTCACGCTGGGATCAACTCGCTACCGTCTGCTAGAACTCAATAACCCGCTGTTTTCTCCCAACGAGCAGGGCATCTCACCTGGCGTCCTAGAGTCGTTCCCACAGACGTTCGAGGTCATCAAGGCGCAGCGAGAGTTTGCTCGTGGCAGTTTCCGATCAGGGATTCCCTCTGGATACCTGAAGAGCAGCAACCCTCAGTTGTCGGATCAGGCTGCTCGTCGGATGCAGGAACAGTGGATGCTCGCTCATGGGGGAGAAGATCATCGGTCGGTGGCTGTTCTCAACGCGACGACCTCGTTTACGCCAATAGCTCTAACTGCGGTGGATAGCGCTCTGGTCGACATGTCCCGTTTGTCCACTCTCGATGTGGCATTGATGTTTGGTGTGCCACCCAATATGTTAGGCGTGGCAGTTAGTGAGAGTCTCACTTATCAAACGGCAGAAACGCGTACGTTAGACCTGCGGACGTATTCATTGACTCCCTGGGCGACGGTCATTGAAGAGACCTTATCTGCATTGCTCCCACAGGGACAGAGAGTGTCTATCTCGTTCCAGGGGATGATGCGAGCGGATATGGCTACTCGTGTTCGTTACTACGAGGCTGGACAATCAGGCGGCTGGTTGACGGTCAACGAGATCAGGGCAGCAGAAAACTTACCTCAATTCGCTATCGCGCCAGAGTCCGAACCAGAGCAGACGGACCAGAGCGAGGGAGAACAGGATGCAGAAGATCAACTTCAGTGAGACGCAGTTCCGCTCAGCACAGATCGACTCGTTCGATCCAGATGAGGGTGTCCTCACTGGGCGAGCGATCCCGTACGAGGTGGAGATCGACCTCCTGCCCAATGTGCGTGAGGTGTTCACTCGCGGTGCATTCTCGCGGGCAACCCGCGATCCCGCCAGAGTCAAACTCAGAGGCATCGACCACGGGCAGGAGGTCATCGGTCACGCTGTCGAACTAGAGGACCGTGACGACGGTCTGTGGGTCCGTATGCGGGTGATCGACACGGCTGCTGGGAGTGACGCTCTCAAACTGCTGAGGGCGGGGAGCATTGACGAGTTGAGCATTGAGTTCCGACGGCTATCCCAGTACACCAAGGTATCCCGCACCCAGAAGGGTGTGCATTTCAGATACGACCGCGCTCAACTCGTCGGAGTCGCACCCGTCAGCGATGGAGCGTATGGGAAGCACGCAAAGATAACTGCTGTGCGTAATTCTATTGCGCTGCCATACGAGGATGAGGACGATCCATATGTAGAGGCGATGGACTGGTTCCAGAAGTATCGCTCTCAACAACTGTAATTCGTACACTAACTGAACACAGTCCCCGCACTGGTCCCGCTCGCATGAGTCCCGCCATATGGTGCCCCGGCTGAGAGGAAAACAACGAACCCCTGAAAGGGCATCATTATGACTGTATCAATTCTGGACGGTCTGCGAGAGAAGCGGACTGCTCTGCTAGGCGAACTAGAAGGACTGATGAGCGCGGAGGACTTCGACCCTAGCGACTCGTCATTCACTGAGGCACGTTCACGGGCTGACGCCCTGGACAGCCGTATCAAGGCGATCACTGAGTACGACGCATCTCGTAAGGCTGCTGACAGCATCGACGCTCTCAGCCTCCGTACCAGTGCCCGCGAGACACGCTCTGCGACCTCCCAGTCTCCTGGTGAGGTGTTCGTACGGTCACGGGCGTACTCCGACTACACATGGTCTGGGAGTTCTGGTCGTGTCGAGATCGAGGACTTCATTCAGAAGCGGGTTGCTCTCAAGACAACCGATCTCGGCGGTGTGCCAGACCGATTCGACGTTACTGATCCTCACGGCTATCTGCCGCTGAGCGCATTGGTAAATCAAATTCAGGTCAGCAGAAACGCTATTGAGTACATCAAGTACACATTCACCTCTGCTGTGGCTGTTGTTCCTGAAGGGGGCATTAAGCCCGAGAGCACATTAAGCAGAGAAATCGTACCAAAGGCGCTGGAAAACCGGGCGTCGTGGGTCGAGGCCACCAGGGCTCTGCTGGAGGACGAAACGGCCATCCAGTCACTTATTGATGACGAACTCCGATACGCTGTTTCTCAGTCGATAGAGGAATCCATTGCAGCGGCTATCACGGGCGCGACGGTCCCATCGGTTACTGGACCTGATCTGCTCTCCGCTATCCGTATTGGTATCGGTTCTATCCCTGACGGATACCAGGCGAATGCATTGCTGCTCCACCCCAGCGACCTCGCTCAATTAGATATCAGTGTAATGGTCACCGCAGGTATTGGTCCCGATTCTAGGGCGCAATTCTGGGGTTTGGTTCCGGTGACATCAAACCTGGTGACCCCAGGTGAAGTTGTGCTCGGGGACTTCAAAAGAGGCGTTTCTCTGTGGCGTAAGAATGGTGTTCAGGTATTCCTTACTGACAGCCATTCGTCAAACTTCATTCAGAACCTTATTGTGATTCTGGCTGAAGCACGATCGCTCGCTGATGTGGTGCGACCCAATGCGCTGGTCAAGGCATCCGTAACACCTCCACTCCCGCTCGCAGCAGGTACAGGACGCGGCGGTAAGTAAATGGCAACGCTGGCGACGATAGATGAACTGAGGGATTGGGCTAATGCGCCCAGCGTCCCAGACGAGATATTGCAGGACTGTCTGGACGCGGGGGAAGCCAGTCTGATCGCAGACCTGGGTCTGCGGGACACGACGGATATCGTCGCCAGCATTCCTGCCACGAGCATCGCTCACTCTGAGGTACTACGCAGATCGCAGCGTGCGCTGGGCAGGCGAAACAGTCCAGAAGGGGTCGCTGGCATCGGAGAGATGGGGTCTATCACCCTACCGATCCGCGACCCCGACTCTGTTACCGCTATGCAGCAGATACAAGAGATTCTGCGAATCCCATTCGGGATCGCATAGGAGCATTGTGGACCTGACGGGCGTACGAACTGAACTGGCGGGGATCATCACCGCAACTGGTGTTGGGCACTGTTACGCCTATGCACCAGACACGGTGGCACCCCCCGTACTGTTCATCGACTCGCTGGACCTGGAGTGGATACCTGGGAATCCCATCACATCTGCCAAGGTCATTCTGACGGTGCAGCATCTCGTACATCGCAACGACACGGAGAGCGCACTCAAAGAAGTCGAGGCTGCAATACCTATTGTGTCTGACGCACTGGACGTGACGGACTACCTACTGACAGACGCACGGGCGGGTGTCGCGGAGGTAGGTAGTCAAAGCCTGGTCGTTGCAAGTTACACAGTCGAAAATTATGTTTAGGGAGTAATTATGGCAGGCGTACCGCCCACCAGAATCAAAGGCAAGTTGCTCATTCTAGAGGTCGACGGCGTGGATTACGTTTGTGATCTGACCTCCGTCACGATGCTCCGTGAGGATGCCGAAGAAGGTAGCGACGTCGTTACATTCTGCGATGCCAGTTCGCAGTCTGGAACCACGCCGCAGGCATGGTTCTTCGACACGGTATTCGTTGCGAGCACTGATCCCACATCATTCTGGAGATACCTCTGGGATGCTCACGACGCTGGGACCACAACGGGGATCGCGTATGCATTCGCACCGCACGGGAACGTCGCTCCCAGCGACACCCAGCCTCACTTCACAGGGACTCTCGATCTCACTGGGCGTCCGTCACTGGGTGGCGAGGCTAACACGACCTGGACGACTGAATACCGCTTAAACGTCGTTGGAGAACCGACTCTAGTAACCGTCGCGGGTCCGTGAGTTTCTCTATTGAGATCGACGCAGAGGCGACTCGACTCGCGCTGCGCGACTTCAAGAAAATGGAGATCCGTCATAAGTGGATCGCCATTGGAGAGGCGTATCGGAAACATGCGATTCGCATGGTCCCAGTCAGAACGGGTCGGTTGCGCGGGAGCATCATCTCTCGACCACGGGCACGCGGCGTACGGATCGAGGCTGGGAATGCCAGGGTTCCGTACGCCGCACCCATCCACTTCGGGTGGAAATCACATGGCATCGTAAAGCAGCCATTCCTATTAGATGCCTGGTATGACAAGACAATAGAAACAAAGGCTATGATCCAACACGGTATCGAGGAACGATACTGGTTCGCGGAATACGTCCGTGACGGAAGATAAGGGGCACGAGCATGTCGGTACTGGGGCAACTAACCCTGGCAGAAGTCGAGATGATCGAGAAACTGGGGAAGGCGTCGATCACCTCCCTGGGCGACGAGAACAAGCCGAAGGGCGCAATATTCGCTGCCATTGCATATGTAGTGCAGCGAAAGACTGACCAGGGATTCACTCTGGAACAGGCTCGAGAGATGACTATGGAGCAGGTCAATAACCTCATGGGAGTCTCTGGTGACGGTGACGGTGAACTGGACCCTTTGGAGATATCCCAGACTGGGAATGGGAGCAGCACAGACGACTAGCGTCGTTCTGTCTCGCTACCAAGATGCGACCAGAGGATGCGAGGAAGTTGACGATGAACGAGATGCTCGCGTTCTCAGAGGTATTGCACGAGATTCACGGAGGTCGCTGATATGTCACTGAAAGTCAATATCGACTTTAGGGCTAATCTCAGGGACTTCAGCCGTGGCGTGTCTGCGGTGGACCGTGAACTGGGTTCGATGGTTGCTGACGCTCAGAGGGTCACCAGAGCGTTCGGACGGCTGGACACGGAGACGGATCAACTCGACTACTCCATGCGTGCCCTGGCACGCTCTCTGTCGCGGGCTGACACGAACACGGAAGAGTTGACGAGGGATGCTCGCAGGGCTGAGCGCGGGCTGGATGAACTGGGTGACGAGGCACGCCGTACAGAGCGCGACATTGACCGCCTGGGAGATCATCTCAGACGGTTGAAGATGCCTAATCTTAAGGGCAAATTCGAGATCGGCGGTCTATCCGACATTCTCTCTAGTGTCATGCACGGTGATATCTCTGGTGCTCTCTCTGGAACGCTGCGAGCACTCGCACCGCTGAGTTCACTGTTGGGTGCGGCTGGTCTAGGTGGACTGGCTGGTGCAATGAAAAACACTGGCAAGGAGGCAGAGAAATCTAATCGCAGCATAAAGAAAATGTGGGTGTCGCTATTCAAGGTACTCACGGGCTGGCGGCTGATAGAACTCGCTGCGGTTGGCGTATCTAAAGTATTAGATCGAATGGCGAAGGGAATCAACAAGGTAAAGATCAAGGTCGACATTCCCGACGACGACATATGGCGGAAGGAACTAAACGACCTCATGGGCCGCACCATAAAGGTGAAGGTCAAATACGATGACGTCGACGGACTGAGAGAGATACTGCACGAAACCGATATCGAGATAAAGCACATTCTCACTCGGATCGAATCGTTCTCTGGCAAGAAGATTCTGGACACCACCCGTATGCGTGCAGATGCGGGTGAACTGGATGACGTGCTACGCAAGGTAGCCAAATCATTCATCTATCTGGACGAGGCTCAGAGCATCATGGCGCGGTCTGCCAACAAGGCGGACCTCAAAGGACAGGCACTCTCCGTAAAGCGGTTGAGCACTCGACTGGATGAAGCAGTAACCGGATTCCACAAACTCGGAGTCGAACTCGACGATCTGGCACTCGCCAAAATGGCTGCGGACCTGGACGACATGGACGACGAGTTCAGGCATCTGATCCGCTCGCTGGGACACACGTCCGACGAGTCTGACCGCCTGGGTGACTCGTTCCGTCACCTGGGAGACGACACGGGGAGCGTCGACTTCTACTCGATGGGTATTGATCTCCGTACATTAGGCAACTACCTGGGAGATCACAACGATTCTATTGGCAGGCTGCGTACCTCGTACCGCAACTACGGTGACGAACTCGATAAGCATGAGGGCAAGTACGGGAAACTGGGCGGGGCTATCAGAGGGTTCACCAGTCTCGCTGGGACCATCGCTCCCGCAGTCGCTGGCGGCGTTGCTGGGATCGCTGCGCTCGCTGGGATCGCCGCTGTTGCTGCGGCTGCGATAGCAGGCGTGACGGCTGCTGTCGTCGGCGTATTGAGTGCAAAATACTACATTTCGTACACGGATCAGGTGCTGGGACTCGCCAACGCATTCGGTGAATGGGATGCAGAACTAGGGCGTGCATCGGACGAGTCCATTCGACTCGCGGACCAGATATCACGTCTCGCCCAACGGGCTGGGCTTGATCTAAACGACGTCTCCGAAATCCTAGCCGAATTCAGCAATAAACAGGGGATAGTGCAAGAGAACTTCGCAGGGTTCGAGTGGAACAACGACGACATGATGTCGAACCTGATCGGCGTCATAGATCAACTCTCTGAGATTCCCAACGGTACTGAGCGATCCAAACTCGCATTCCAGTTGTTCGGTGAGGAAGGCGCGAAACAACTGTTGCCGATCCTCTCGAACGCCCAGGCTATTGACGATATTCTCTCCGACAAGCAGTGGGTCACGCCCGAAGATATCGAGCAGATGCAGGAGTGGAACCAGAACTGGACGGATATCAAAACCCGAATTCAGGAGGTCGCACTCGCAATAGGCGGTCCACTCGTCGCAGCCGCTAACGACTTCTTCACTGGATTCAAGGAGGGTTCCGACGAGTCGAGTTCCAAGGCTCAGCAGTTGGGCAACTGGCTGCGGGGTATCTGGGAATGGCTAAAGCAGATGTGGGACAAACTCAAGCCAGTCCGAGATTACTTCAAGAAAATCTGGGATGAACTCGTTGAGATATCAGAGGACCCAGACGTGCGCTGGTTCATGGACAAGATAGTCAAGATGCTGCTGACCATCGGCGGTGCCATTGTCATCGGCGGTCTAATGGCACTGGCAGGCATCGTCAGAGGAATCGCCGGTGCATTCGAGGCGGTCGCTCACGCTGCTAAGAAAGCCTACGACTGGATTATGAAGATACCTGGGGCGAAAACCGTCGCAGGCTGGGTTGGCATGGGTCCGAATAAGGCTGCTGCTTCATTCTCGCTGCGACCGCCTCCAGCGGCGTACTACTACACGCCGCCTCCGACTCCCGCTCCCGCCGCTACCGCCCCTAGTGGTGGGAGTGGGACCACCATCAACGTGACGGTCAACGGCGCTCTGGATGCTGTCGGCGTGAGTCGCCAGATAGAGGAACTGCTGCGCCAGCACGACGGACGAATCAAGGGCAAGCCCACATGGCTGGGGAGTCCGCGTGCCTAACGCCTATTACGGGTTGGACACATCAACCTATTCAGCAAACGATACATACGCTCAGTACGGTGATCTGGGTGGAACCGTTCTGCGGGTCATGTACAACGACCAGATAGAGGGGAAGATACAACTCAGTTGGGACGTGGTAATGGGGTTCCCCGCTGGAACTCTGGTGACGTATGAACTAGAGCGCAACGGTGTGGTCATCGCTCGTCCGACAACGCTGGACTACCTAGACGCTGATCTCCCGCCAGAGGACTTCACGGTGACGTACAGGGTCCGCGCTACCCAGGCAGAGGGTGGAGGTCCAGGCGTCGGACTGTACGGACCCTGGTCTAACGAGGTCATCGAGATCACGCCTGCTGGTGCAGCGATCATCGGAATGCCCAAGGTCGGGATCATCGTAGAGGGCAAAGAGGTCGACTGCTCCAACATTGAGGCAGAGATCAACATAACTCACGGGACCAAGAACTTCACCATTCAGCCAACTCCCGATCAGGCACGGATGAGGTTCATCAAGGCACCCCCCTGGTTGCGCGACATATTGGTTGTCGGTTCCGTTGTAGAGGTCTATGCGAACTCGATGATCCGTCACTATGGGCGGATCACAGACGTACGGCTGACATGGGAGGAAGGCGTCAATACCCAGACCATTGAGGTGTCGACAATAGGACCGCTGGAACAGTTGGGATGGGCACATGTATCGGGGACACGCCCGGTCGAAAAAGATGTACAGAGGATGGTGTGGCTACTCACAACGGTTTACGGCGCTCAGAGTTGGGCGGTGGCACCTGGACAAGAGACGCTACGCCTGGTCGAGTACGACGACGTTGACGCCCTGGACGCGGCTGAGGACTTGACGCGCTCAACGTACTCGCGGCTCGTGGAGTTGAAGGACGGAACGGTCTGTTGGCAGGATCGACTCACTCGTGAAGAGGCTGCGTTCTTCTTATTGGACGCCTGTTGGATAGCGATTACCGCTGAATGGGTACAGGAGTCAGAGGATATCGTCAACCACGGGATCGTCACATACGGTCCAGAGGTAGATCAACCAGAGGGCGGTGCCAAACAGAACAGGACTGAATACTCACGGACTGTGGATCGCCCGTGGCTGCGTCGTCAGGTGACGGTGACGACTGATCTCGAATACCAGCAGGACGCCTTCAAGTACGCAGAGCGACTGGTGGAGGCACGCACTGAGAAAGAATACAAACTAGCGAACGTCGTAATCCCTGTACACGACTCACCGCACTGGGCTATTTGGCCCATCGTTGCAGAGGGTGAGATCGGACGGAAGGTAGTCATCGCGGAGTTCCCCGCCGATGCCCCTGCGTCGACAATGACGGGCTACATCGAGGGCTGGTCTGAACGGCTGCGCTGGGACGGCTGGGTCATCGACTACGCGGTGAACGCTGAGACGGTCGCTCGCATGGTGGACGAGTACCCGCCCAACTTCAAGGCGAAACCAGTCGACTTCGACACCATCCGACTCACCTGGGACGAGCACCCGCGAGGGATCGCGTACGAGATATGGGAGAAGGTCGGAGAGGACTGGGTTGTACGAGCGCGGCTGAACGCACCCGCGAACACCTGGGACCACAACGGACTGGCGCAGGACACCTCGCATTCCTACAAACTCGTACGGATCAAGAACAAGGGTCACGCTCACGACGCTGCGGACTCTGCCATTCCCGTCGTCATCGACAACTCGTTTGCGACGGCTAGGACGCCCGCTGTTGGATCGGCGGACCCAGTGAACATCACATACACGGGAGCGCACAACGGTCGCGTCAGGGTCGGTCTGACACGTCCCAGCGATGCCGACTGGAAAGATGCCATTGTCTGCATCAAGAGGGGGAGTTGGCCTACTGGTCCGAACGACTCTCAGGTCGCTGTCGTGACGGGGAGCGGTCAGTGGGACTGGGCTGGACCAGGCGTGCAGGATCGCCCAGACCAGACCTGGTACGTCAGGGTCTGGTCCCGTAATCACCTGGGCGTCATCAACTACGCCCAGATAGATCAGGCGTCGGTGTTCTTCCTGCGCTCGCCAGTTGAGGTCTATCCAGGTCAAAAGAATGCTCAGCACGAGGATCACTGGGAACACATGAACCGTGTTCGACAAGGACGCCACGGGACCAGGGGCGGGTACAGAGGATTCTGGACTTACGGAACTCAGATCAACGACATTCTCAGAGGTCGCAACGTAACGAGTTGTCACGTCCTGGTGCATCGAGCAGACGGCGGTCCCAGCGGAGGGCTGCAACCTAGATTCGGTCTGCACAACTACACATCAATGCCCGCTGCAATGCCTAAGCCAGAGGTCCACGGCGTGAGGGTCCATCCCATCGCTGTTCCCAGATGGTCCTGGGCGTGGTGCGATATCGGGGCTGATTACGGTAATGAACTATCAAACATCTCATTCGGGAGACGCGGCGTAGGACTCGGCGGGGCAGACAGTCCGAACACCGCTCTGGAATGGATAGGACAAACGGTAGGCAATGATGGTGTCCTCCATTTACGCCATTCCGATTTCCGATAGAATAGAAAGGCGAAAGGGGTAATCATGCCTTGGTACAACGTCAGCGCAGGTCAGGTGGTGACGCACAGCCACATGAACTTGTCTCTGGACCAGGGCATCACCGTGTTCGCCACGGCTACTGAGCGCGACAACGCTATCAAGTCCCCGAAGGTGGGGATGCACACATTCCTGGTTGACGTGAAAGGACAGGAGTATTGGGACGGCGGTAAGTGGGTTCCCATTCGAGCCGCGCTCACCCTGGACGAACTCACAGACGTTGACACGTCGACAGTCCCAGCCACGGCTGGGGACACCATCGTCTACGACGGGGTTGGCACCTGGACACCAGGCGTCCCGATCTCGCAGGGCGTCACGGTCATGGAACCAGTCGCGGTCGCAACGCTGGTCCCGATCACACTCTCTGGGCTGATCCAGGTTGACGGAGTGTTCGTCGTTGAGGGTGACCGCGTACTGGTCAAAGAGCAGGCAGACAAGGTTGAGAACGGTCTGTACGTCGCTCACGCTGGGGCATGGACGCGGGCACCAGACGCAGACGCTGAGGGTGATCTAGTACCTGGGTCCGCTGTGTTCGTTGAGGGCGGGCTGCGGTACGGCAATATCAGTTTCCTCTGTGGGATTCCCAGTGCGTCGATTCCCTGGACGCCTGGCGTGGACCCAACGGTCTGGATGATCTTCACGAGCAAGTTTGATATCCAGCCTGGTGCTGGTCTGACGATGAATGGTCGGATCATCAACGTCGGGCAGGGGCAGGGGATCATCGTGAGCGCGGATACCGTCGCGGTGGACATGGCTACGGTCGCATCCAAGCCGTATGTCGACTCTAAGTACACCATCGGTCTGTCGTCGGCTGCTCCCGTCGCGGGTGGACTACCAGACGGATCGCTCTACTTCGGGCATCTCTAATGGCAACGACATTCGCCTATGACGGCGGTACACGGTACGCCATTCCAGATATCAAGGCGTATGTCGCTGGGACCAGGAAAGACGTAGAGATCGGCTATGCATACGTCAACGGGAAGAGAGAACTGGTCTACTCGCGGCGAGGATCGAGCATGACGGCTACCAGCAACCGCTGGGATACCGTCACCCTCAACTGGAACGCTCCCAGTTTTCCCGTGAGCAAGTACGTCCTCAAACGAGGAACCACCCAAATCTACTCTGGACCTAATCTCACATTCACGGACACCTATCCAGGTGGCGCACTAATGCCTAGTACGTCATACACATACAACCTGGAGGTGTTCTACAACGACGGTACGACGCAGGTCATCGAGTCCACGGCTCAGAGA